TTATGGAGATGCAATAAAAGCAATAGTATTTATACCCCTGCTAACTGGTCTTTAGTAGCTACCTTGTCATCAGATTTACTTAATTTTGTAGACTACGGGGTAGAGAATGGGAATAGTTATTATTATGTTGTATCTGTGATAGATATATATAACCAAGAATCTACAATACCTACTGAATCCGACTGGGTTCCAAGAATTTTTGCGAAAGCAACTGCTGTTGTAGATAGTTATTTATTAAGTTCTCCGTCAAGTGTTTCTGTTTCTTTTATCCCTAACGATCATGATGCTACTATTTCTTGGGAATCAGAAATAGGACAGTTTGACGGATACGAAATATATAGATCTTCTTCAGAAAATGTTAATTGGATAAAAGTAGGGTGCGCACAGAAAACTAGTTCTGATTTTGTTGACGAGGATGGGTTATTAAAAGACGGGGTTACTTACAATTATATGGTTAGAAAGATTGTTAATGAAGCTGAAATTTTTATATCGTCTTCTTCGGTAATTCCTTTTAATTCCATATGTTTAGGAACAATCGTATTTGACAATCAAGGGTATATACAAGAGATAGACCAAACATGTAGATTATATATTATTAATTTAATAAGTAGAATAGATAATTATATGGATTTATGGCTTGATACTCATAGGCATAATTTTGTATCTTCTACATTAGATAAAAGAATAGATTTGAATAGAAATATTTCTGTTACAAGTTGGGTTACATCTGACAACAGAAATTTTATTACAACAGAACCTATTTCAGGAGCAACAAGTTATGACGCTATAATTAACGGAGAAAGAACAGATATACTTTATAGTGTAGATCAGGATGGAAGGCAAATAACTTTTGAAAGAGATTTAGATAGTGGTGCTGAAATAGAATTAATATGTGTAGGGCTTAATGAAATATCTGGAATATTACCTAGCAAAAGATTAGGCGATATTAGTGCAACATCAATGGAATCAGGGCTTATCCCTAAGGAGCAATTAAGTGATATAGATCATTTTGGAAGAAGAAAAGAACTTCTAATTCCTTTACAATTTCCAATGGTTTCATCAAACAATTATGAGTATGATATACAGCAAAATAATATTTTAACAGAAGATAGGGTTGAAAGTATAGGTGATGGTGTAACTTTTTATGATATAGAAGAGATAAGTGCAATATCGAGTTCAGGAACTTCTGCCAATATTTCATCTGGTACTAATTCTTCTATTTCTCCTAGACATTTAGATTTAGTTGCCGCTACTAGTTACGGTATTATGGTAACTTCAGATGGTGGAATTACATGGTCTAAAGTTTTACAAGGCGACTCTCCAATACATACCATTTATTTTAGTGAGTCTCAGGTTAGGTTTTTCTCCCTTTCTTCTTCCTCTGTTTATGTTAGTGAAGATGGTTCTAATTGGGCAAGAACAACTGGTTTAGAAACAGTACATTTCGTTAGAGATATAACCGAAGACGAAAATGCAAATATCTTTGTTTCTACAGATGCTGGTATTTTTATAATGCCAGAACCAGATACGGATTCAGCGTCTCCTGGATTTGTAGATTTGATTTTTACACAGGTTCAACCATATGGAGAACTTATTTCTGATTCTTACGCCATATGGTATGATTCCGGTATTTCTGTTAGTACATATGGTAAAATATTTGTTACTACAGATATAGGGGCATCGTGGACAAAATATCAAGAATTAGAAGAAAAGACACCTTTTAGATCTGTTTGTCAATATGGAGAATATTATTTTGCCGTATCAGATACTTGTATTTTTAGAAAAGACTCTGGCAGCAGCGGAACAGAAGAATTTATAAGAATAGCAACATTACCTACTTATATGTCTAGAAAAATAATAGTATTTGAAGATAGAATATTAGTTACAACGGATGATGGGATACTTTTGTCCGATCAAACAGACAATATTTATAGTGATACAAATTTGAATATGGAAAGATCTGTTCCTGATGTATCTTATGAGAATAGACCAATAATAGTTACGTCAATGAACGAGATAGGAAACTTGCTTTTTGTCGGATCTGAGGGACGTTTATTTTCTTGTTCTTCTCTAAATCATTTCAATAGAATATATAATGATTCTGGTATTATTCCTTCCGTTTATGTGGATGTAATAGAGAAAAAATTAGGATTTTTCTATGACTCTTATAGAGGAGTTGTCGTTTTTGACGAAAAAATTGATACTTCTTCTATAGTTACAGTCGCTAATCAATATAGGACGTTTAGGGCAACTGGTAGAAGTTGGTTAGGCGAAAAGTACGATTCTCCGGTCCAGGTTTACGTCAATAATTCTGCTTTTTTGGCAACCAAAGCTTTAGCGGCTGTACCATCGGCGGTTTTATCTACTCCGAATTTTCCTGATTTTGAAGAGCCCGATGCAAATGCATCACGAGCGGATGCTTATGTATCAGAATACTTAGTCTCCGTGGCGGATCTAACTGATCCTTTAACAAATAAATATATAGCGGTTAACAATCTAGTCCATCTATATAGAAAAGTTTATTCACAGGTTGTTGGCAAGGTCCGATTTGGAGTAACCCTTTCCTTACCGTACAAAACATACACAAATTATGTTGTTAAAGACATGGAGATTGCTCCATTTGATATATATGATACAATATTCAAACAGTATGAGATAGTACCTGAAATTGGTTCAATAGACCTTGGTTCAACTGCTCCTGACTCTTATATTGTAGACGTTTCTTCTGGAGTTTTTACTTTTTCTAAGGAGTTCAAAAAACAAGATGTATTAACTATAGATTTGCCTGGTACTGATATTTTAACAGGTGGTTTAAAATCTCACGAACAGCTTGACGATGGTATCGAATATGTTAATTCTGGGTTACCGGCGGTTTTGGCAGACGTACAACAATCTAATATGGTAAAATTAGACATGGTTATTGTCCGAGAAAATATTGCAGATCTTAATGCTTCTGATGGAGTAGATTTAACTTCTCAATATCAGACAGAATGTTTGGATTTTTCAGATTTGGTTCCTTTTTCTGGATCTCTTATAGAATCATCCTGGTATGATAAATTAAATTCTACAGTAGAATATACATCTGAATATTCAAATAACCCATTAGAATCTCCACGAACATATGCATATCCTTTATCTGTGGCTCACGATTCTAATAATACTATATATGTAGGTTTTCCTGATGCTTTAATTTCTGTAAATAAAACTTCTTTTGATATAAGTGTTGTAGATTATAATTTTCGTGGTGGAAAGGGGCCAGTTAATGATCTATTATTTTATAACGGAAATTTATATTTGATTTCGGAAAAAGACATATATGTTATGGACGGTGAAGGAGTTTGGAGCAATTTTACTTCAGAAGGATTATCTGGGATTTTTAGAAAAATTACTCATAGTGGGATAAGTTTTGTTTTAATAACAAGCGAAGGTTATTTTTATTATGATATTTCTCGTAGTTTATGGTCTTTAGGGGCTTCTATAACTAATGGATTTTTTATAGATGATTTTGATTATTCTTTTTCTTTATCTGGGGATAATCTTTATTATAGTGTCGATGGGGTTTCCTGGAGTTTACGAGGTAATTTCGGGAATATGGTAGTTAACGCCTTCGATAAATATAGGACCAATTTTGTTATAGCTTCAGGATCTGGTTTAAGAATGGATAATTCTACTTTTTATGAAGGAAGTTCGAGTTCTATTTCTACTACACTTATAGATTTAGAATCTAATTTAGAGGAATCTGGATCCATATCTTTTAATTGTGTTAAAGTGCATCCTGATGGAAACTCTTTTGTTGCAGGTGCCCAAGATGGATCTTATTGGACATATGACGGATTGGTTTATGATGAACATTTAGATTCAGGTCTTAAAGCAATTCATAAAATATTATATGTTGATGGCGGATATTGGTTATTTGGATATAATTTATTAAAAGTTCCATCTCAAAGTGATGCTATAGACCTAAGCGGAGGAGAACTTTTCTAACATGAAAGAATTTGCATCTATTTTTACCGTAAACAATGCTTTTGTTCCTACGAAAGCGTCTTTATATTTATATCCATTTAACGGTTTTGATGAAAATTCTTTTAGGTTAGATGGGTCTTCACAGGGTTTTTTGGCAGATAGTCCAAATTATGGAATTTGTTTAGATGCGTCAAATTTTTCCGATATTTCGCAACAAAGATATAATCTCGTTAATGATGATACTGACTCCGGTTTTACGGATTCTGGCTATTTGGATTGTCAGTCTTATAATATGACAGAAGATAAAGAAGTAGCATCGGACGGTGCAACGGATGATTATTTTGGAACATCTATAGCAATTGATGGTGATTATTTTGTTTCCGGAGCCAATAATGCTACTGTAGCTGCGGTTAGATCTGGTGCGGTATATGTGTTTAAAAGAATAAGTGGTAGTTGGACGCAAATAAAAAAGATAACGTCTCCAAATCCAAAAGCCGGAGGAGATTTTGGGTGGGCTTGTTCTTTATCTGGTGATTATCTTATTGTGGGGGCACCTGATGAATGGGTAGGAGTGGAAGTTTCCGCAGGCCGAGCATATGTGTATAAAAAAGATCAAGGGGGATCGGATAACTGGGGGTTGGTAGCTAGTTTATTATCTGATGTTCCCGATGCGGCTGACGAATATGGTGTTTCTGTTGATATATATGGTGAATATGCTATTGTAGGTGCCAGAACTGCTCCTTTTGGTGGAGTACCGGTTACCGGAGCAGCATATATCTATAAAAAAGATCAAGGAGGGGCAGATAATTGGGGACAGATTAAAAAAATAAATGGAGACGATACGATAGGTGGAGATTATTTTGGGTCAGGAGTTTCTATCACAAATGAATATGCTGTTGCGGGTGCTGCTAGACATTGGGGAGGAGGAGTAGACGATGCTGGGGCAGCTTATATTTTTAAAAATAACAACGATAACTGGACACAGGTTGCTCAAGTATGGTCCGATGATCCTCAGGTTGATGGTTATTTTGGAGATGCAGTATCTATCAATGGAAACAATTTGGCGATTGGAGCTAAGGGTCAAACTGTAGGTGCTGTAATAAACGAAGGTGCCGTATATGTACATAAAAAAGATTATGGAGGAAACGATAATTGGGGGCGTGTCCAATCTCTAACAGGAAGAGATATAGCAGGTGATGGAGATAATTTTGGATGTAGCGTTTCTATATATAATAATTATCTTGTTGTTGGAGCAAAATTTGATCATATAGAAGGTCAAGCAAATGCTGGATCCGCATACCTTTATGAAAAAGATCATGGAGGTCCAGACAATTGGGGCGAAGTAGAAAAAATAATCGCTAGTGACTATACTACAACAGATGAATTTGGGTATTCTGTTAGCACCGATGGAAGTAGAATTGTTATAGGAGCAAGTGATGATAACATAGGAGCAGAAACAGATCAAGGATCCTGTTATGTTTATGGACTTCTTGATTACGCCAATGGAGATTATCCTGTTGTTTCATATCCTATTTTAGTTTCTGATTCTGGAACTTATACTATATGGCTTCGGGTAAAATGTGAAACATTATTTTTCATTGACCTGTTAATAGATGGAGTTTATTATGATAGTTTAAGTGCTAACGGATCGTTAAATTGGCAATGGGTAAGTCAACAGATATCTCTCGATTCCGGTTCGCATACTTTTTCTTTTAGACCTACAAATAATGATTTAGAAATTGATAAGATTTATGGATCTCTTTCTAGCAAAAATTCTATTCCATCAGGAACTGGTCCTGGACTTACAAGATCTCCTTTTATAACGGCGCATGTAAGAATATTCGATACTGATTTAAACGGCAAACCAGATACGGCTTTATTCATTTATGATTATAAAACATCTATAGATGAGATGAAAATAAATAATTGGTATAATTTTGACATTCGTGCATTAGATGATAACGTAGGTGCAGATTTTTCTGGGAATCTTTATGCATTGGTTATTAAGGCATCGGGATTAGATGGTAATAATATAAGTTGGGGAGCATCTACTTCTGGAGATCCTCAATCTTATTATCGCTCGATAGGAGGTACGTGGTACGATAGAGAATGTGGACCATTTTTTGTTGTTATCTATTCTAATAATGAAAATGGAATAGATTATGCTAACGGGTGTTTTAATATTCCTCCTATAGATCAAAGCAATATTAGTTTTAGTAATTTTGTTGAAGAGGACTTAGAAACCGATACAATGAAGATTTCTGAGGATTCTCAGGGTATAAAAGATATCGAGTTGTTTACTCCTGATAAACAAATAAGTTTTATTGTAGATCACAGTGGTAGTATGGGGTGGAACGATTATGATAATAGAAGATATACTTTGTTAAGAAGATTGGCTAACAGAATAGAAAATACATATGTTGGACAATCGGAGTATAGTCTTATAAAATATGGTGGGAAAAAAATAAATGTTATTTTTGGTGGTCGTCCTGCTGCTATTGATCCATATAATCCGTTACTTTCCGGTGACCCGAAAAATGCTATTGAACAAGATGTAGATGCTTTTGTCGGTTACAGATTAGTTAGAAGAACTGATAGGTTCCCTCTAACTCCTATTGAAGGAGAAATAGTATATGATGGAGTTGGAAATAAATTTTTAGATAATACAACAATTATAGGCGGGACTGGTACAGGTACAGGTGGATCGTCTACTTTTGTTGATTACTATTATAGCGTATTTACTTTTAATAAAAACTATAAGTTTTCTGAACCATTAAATCTTCTAGCTTCTGTTAGATCGGGAGATATTCCTACTGGTATAGGTGTTTTTCAAGGAGAAATTATAAAAGGAACAGGAGCTATATATGATTCTAGCTCTATGGGGATATGGCATTTTGATGAGAGATTTGGTAATAAAGTATATGATTTTTCAGGAAATATAGATTTAGACATAGCCGATGATCGTCCTATATGGCTAAATCAAAGCGATGTTCCTAGCGGTTATTCTGGAATAAGGAGTTCTGAAAATACAGAGATAGAAGTATTGGACTCGGAAAACCTTTTATCTATTAGAGAACAAATGACAATCGCATCATGGGTTAAAGTAGATAATTATCCTGTTTTATCTACAACTTTATTGTCCAGAGAAACAGATGATGCCGCTGTTATTAATTATTCTGTTATAGTTTCTGCTATAGGTCAAGTACAATATCATGATACTGTTAATACTGTGTCTACTGGGTATAATATACCATTAGGAGAATGGGTCCATTTGGTATTGCTCGTAGATTATAATTCATCAGAAATTATAACTTATGTTAACGGATCTTTGTTTAGTACTGTTGCTATACCTGCTCCGCATCCAGCAGATACTGGTTTACAGTTTTTCTTCAGAGTTGGTTGGTCGAATTTGGCTGCAAGAGAAGAAGAACCTATTAGTTTTTCTGACTTATCTATTTTTGAAGGTTTAAAAGATTCTGATTATATAGAGAATCTTTATACTATTGTCGAAAACGTAGATCCTGATAACGGGGATAGATTAGCTATCCTCAAATGGTCTATTCCAGAAAATCCAGGTTTTGCTAATGGTAAAGTTAAAATTATTGCTAATGAATTTAGTCTTCCTTCTAATGTGAATGATGGCACGGAGATATATTATGAAGATCCTGTTATCGGTGATTCATATACAACTTTTAGATATGATTTTGTTTTAGGGTCTAAATATTATTTTAGAATTTTCTCACAAAATAGTGTTCCTAATTATAGTCATATTTTGGATTCTGCTTCTTTATCTTTGGATGTTCCTGAAATATCTGTAGAAGATAAGATATATATACCGGCATTGTCTAGGGGTTTAAGCAATCCTATATCTTCTGCAAATGAGCTTTTAGTTGTTCCAGGATATGCAAAGAATGCCATATCATGGGGTGTTCCTAGTGATAGTAGGATATCTAGAGTTAGAATATATAGTTCTACAGAATATTATCCTGTTGTATCAGAATATAGAAATACTGGAGATCTAATTTTTGAAGGAGATCCTTCCGATCAATATTATGTTCATAGATTCATTTCAAATGGAAAGACATATTTTTATACATTAGTTTTTGCTGATCGATATGGTAGGTTATCTGAGTCGGCGAATGCTACTGGAACTCCATTAGTTACTGCCGATGATGAGGGAATTCCTATGCCTAAAGTAACTGGTATAGGATATGAAGTTGTTGAACCAGATCATATAAGAATATTTTGGGACGATGTAATACAACCGAATATGATAGATATTTCTTTTGATGATGATGTTGTTCTTTATGCAAAATTATTGGACGAAAATGGAGAATTGTTATCAGAGGACTTTTTTGTTACGGCAGATATTTCTACTAGTTATGATATGGTAGAAGGTTCGGCAGAAGATGTGTTCAGTGGAGAGACAACGACAGATGTAGATATAAATTCTGCTTATAAATTTAATATAACAAATGGCGAGAATGGGTTGTCGAACGTATCGTTATCGTTAACTGATGTGAATGAAGAGTTAAAAAATGTTGACTCGGTTCGGTTCGATATTATATTGAAAGTAATAATCCCTGATAGAAGTTCTGATATTGTTGGTCCAGAAAAATATGCGTCTAACTTATTCGAATATTCATCTAGACCGATACGAATTCGTTTTTTTAATCCTCTAAATCTAACCACTATCAATAGGGATAATAGGAAAGTTGTTAGCAATATAAAAAGGTCTATTGTTGTTTTGGGCAGAGAAACCCAAGTTGAGGTTTTAGAATATGATGGAGTATATTTAGGAGCTTCTGATTCTTATGTTGAAAGATTAGAATTAACTTATAATTCTGCACCATTAAAAGAATTGTCAGGTGTATCTATTGAAATATATCAGGCTATAGTAGATCCTATAACAGGTACAATAACCAAGGAAAGGATAAGTGATAAGGTAAAAGTCCTGAAAAAAAATATTATTTTAGGAGAAAGAGAAGTTTTAAACGAAGACGGTAGCGTATCTGATGAAACCGAAAATGTCTCTTGGGTAGATGTAGTATTGGATACTCCTTCTGTTACTACTGATGTTCTTATGTATGTCAAAACAAGATTAGGTTTCCATACCATTATTAAAAAGAAGCATATATCTTTTGAATCGCCTATTAGAGCGGACATAAGAGGAAGATTTCCTCTAGTCGATGGTATTAATTCTGCTGAGCAATCTTGTTTATTCTATGTGATAGATCCAAATGACCCTGCCAATCCTAATAAAGAAAAGATTGTAGATAATACAATAGTAAGATGGGAGTTAAACGCTATAGAATCTGGTGCTATTAGGGTTCCGATATATTCTAATAATGAGGTTCCAAAACAGTCTGGAATATATTCTTATACAGAAGACGGAGTTGCGGATAATGTTTTTATAGGACCACTGGTAGAAGCGATGTTAATTGGAAAAGCCGTAGATGGAACCCCTCGTTATAACTCATATGAACTTATTGCTACTACAATGCTTAATGGAGAGACCGTTGAAGCGAAGCAGCTATTTTTCTTTTCTCAAATAACGGATCAGGGCAAATATGTGCCTTACTCTCTTTTCCTTATGGAATTTCCTTCTTATAAAGAAAGGCTTTATACTAATGGTCGTTATTATGCTGTTTTGACTATAAGTCATAATCCAGAGCATTCTTCTACTCCTATGGCTAGTTGTTTTAATGAGTGCTTAAATGAAAGGGGAATGCTTGCTGTTATTTTGAATCCTGGTCAAATGGTTCAAATAATGACAGATGATCCTGAAACGGAAATATTATGGGGTGATATAGCTCCATCTAGTACGGGAGGAAGTACTTCCAATACAATTGCAATGTCGAATGCAAATATTTCTTATGGGAATGCTTTTATTAATTTATCTGATGGAGACTATACAAATGTTTATTTCCGTTTGAAAAGAGATAATATTTTACAATCAGGGATAGGTTTTGAAAATATAAATTCTTATTGTAGTTGTTGGTCTCAGGGAGATATCCCAAAATATTCCAAAGAGATAAAAGTTTACGGCGCTATAACTACTATATATGATGGGCATATAGTTAATCTTATTGGAGGAACTACAGGAAGTGGTATTCCACCTACGGTATTATCTTTAAGAGAACCTATAGATATTGTTGTATCTGATAAAAGAGTAAACGGAGCAACCGTAGAAAATTTAGCTATAGATGGAATTAGTTATAATGATTTAATTATAGAAGTAAGTTCTGGAGAAGAGGTTATTCCTAATAATACGCCTATTTCTATAAATATAGTAAATGTTTATGGAGAAGATATAGTTAAATCAGAAAATGAAATTATATATACTTCTAATCGTATCGAATCTTCTATTTTTGCTGAAGAAAAATCTTATGCAACGTTGAGGATATTACCAATTGTTCCTGGGAAGAGTTTCAAGTCCTATATATATTTAACTGTTTCATATTTAGGAAATAGCAGGACTATAGCAATAGATGTTGAATATGACAACAACACCGAGGGTGATAGGATAGAAACCATATTTAGAGATAAAACTTTGGCTTTTAACTTAACGACTCAATCCTGGGAAGAAAAAAGACCAATGATTGTAGCCAGGTCCTCTTTCTGTTCAGAAACGGTTTCTAATATAGTTTACGCTATAGGAGGAGTAAGTAGTAATAATATTATTGGGTTAGCGGAAGCATACACTCCTGCTACTGATAGATGGAATACAGTAAGGGAAATGCCTACAGCGAGAGCCGGTTGTTTTTCAACAGTTTATAATAATCTTATATATATTGCAGGTGGTATAGAATATAAATTTGACGAGAAACAATTAGAAATTTCTAGAGCTATGGAAGTATATGATCCAGCAACAAATATTTGGACTTCACTGAGCGATATGCCGGAAGAGTATGGGATAGCCTATGGTAGTATGCATGCTATTGGAACAAATTTATATGTTTTTAGTGGAGCAAGATCTATAACATTTGATGGCAGAGTGACGGATGAAAGTGAGAGAATTTTAATATATGATACCATAAATGATTCATGGTCACATATTATTATTTCTGATGAGGAAGAACTTAATTTATATAAACGGATTGCTCCGGTATCTTGTGATGACGGAAACTATATTTATGTTACCGGAGGGCAGAGAACTGATAATGGTGTAGAATATTTATCTACAGCATATAGATATTCAATAGCTGATGGCGTAGAAGAAGGAGGAAATGATTTTGAAGATTTACCTAGGAAAAAGTATAGATCGGCTTCTAGTTATATAAGTAATAACTGGTATATCTTTGGAGGCTCAAGTAACCATTCGTTTACTTTAGGTGATACTGAACGAATCAATACTGCTGTTGCTCCATTTGATTATACCAGGTTATCTATTACTATACCTGATTGTAACGGGTTAAATTCAGCGGCTTCTTCAACTTTTACAAATGCAGGTGATACGTATGTTATGTTAGCTGGAGGAATAGATTCTGGCAAAAATCCAGAATTTGTAAAAATAAATACAGAATTTGTTCCTTCTCCTATGATGCTGAATAACATAGAAAATAGTCAGATTAAACTATCTCTTAAAGATACTCATGGATATCCTGTTTCTGTAGGAATGACTGCTAAAGGTTACGTCCAATCGACAAGTTTGAATAATGAGTTTATAGGTATATTGGAAGATAAATTGTCCAAGTATCCTGTTTATATTAAGGAAAATGGGATTATACCAGCATCTGATTATCCTGTTATAACATTATCTCCAAGAGCGGATGATGGGATATCTGGTATTAATCCTCTTGTTACTATTTCTGAAAATAGTCCTGGAGTTAGAAATAAACTTCTTCTACAATCAGAGATCAATAACGATAATTATTACGGTAACACTTTTGTAAAAACAATAAAAGATATTGATGACCTTATGCTTGTTACTACTAATGTCTGTCATGTTTCTGTTTCTAGCAATATGAAAATCACTTATAATTTATGTTCCGCTGATGATGATTTCGTTTTATTGAGTCCTCCTTTATTTCAATCTGTTATTACCAATTTTGATTGTGGAGTAGATAAACCATGGTTATCCATGATAGAGAGTATGACAGATGGGATGGTTTCCAAAAATGTATTTGATGACGCAATGGATGAATTAGAATCTACGTATCCATATGGAGGTTCTCCTTTATACGATGCCTGTAGTGCCGGGGCTATAGTTTTTTCTCCTTCTACAGGTGGTACTGATTCAGGCACGGATTCAGGCACTGATTCTACTTCTTCAAATATTTCTAGAAGATATCATACTTATATATTTGCAGATGACGATCCAAACTCTTATGAAACAACTCTTTCAGAGTCTAGCGTAGATCTAAAAAGCATAAGTAATCATTCGGTTATTGTAGCTGGTTTGTCTTATAGAAATCCTTATGCTTCTATTTTAGAAAACGGGACAGAGCAATATCCTTTTAGTGAGTTTGCTGACGAGAATGATGGACAAATGGTATCTGTTACAGATGATATAGATAACGAAGTTATTAAAGCTTTATCTGGCTTTGCAAGAGGGGCAGTAGGTTATGGTAAAGCTACATATATTTATGATATGGAATCCATAGTTAGACTTTATTCTCTTTCTTCAAGTTTTTCATTTGCTCAAAATACTGGAGGAAATTGGAGGGCTAGTTGGAGCAAAGACGGTTATGGTTATAATTATCCTAGTCCATATTCTGATAGTGATTATACATTATCTATTATAGGAGAAGAAGCAAGATATATTAAATTCGAATTTGAACTATTCAGCGGATTAAGCAAAAACAATATCGCTTCCGAAGAGAATATTTCGGTAGACGGAAGTCCCTCTGTCACTTCTATTTCAATTTTTTATAAGAATTTAGTGGATAATTTTATATTTACTAATAGTTTTGATTTAGGAGATGATGTTAGACAAGTTGTAGTAGCAGTTGATTCTGATAATGAATTAGATAAGAATGCTTCTGTTGATGTGGGGGTGACTACATCTTTATCTTCTAATTGGAAAGAGTATGATAATACTCCCAAGCCCTCCAAACAAGAATCTGGTAAGGTTCCTCTTCTTATACGGTCTGGAATTATTGATTCTGTTATAATAGAGCCGTTGATTTCCGAAGATGGATATATGTATAGGACTTCTTACGGTGCATGGGATTATAACAGCGACGTACAGGTTTATGATGAAGATGGTTTTCTTGTAGATGCGTTGGAATATAAAACATTTCCTAGAGACGGATTTATCGTTTTTTCGACAAGAAAGGTTGGGAATATGATAATAGAAGTAAGACATACTGATGATGTTAAGATAGGCGTAAAGGTCGATAATGGAGGAGAAAGGACTGTTAGAGTTTACGGGTTAGGATATATGTATGCAAATGGAGATGTTAGTGTTGCCCCAGAATCTTAATTCTTCAAACGAAGTTGAAGATTATGTAATAGATGTTATTGTTTTGACTTGTAACAATAAAGAGATACTTAAATCTTTTACAAAAGCCATTTATTCTAATACTGTATTACCATTTCGGTTTATATTATTAGATAATGGATCAAGTGATGGAACTTCTGAATTTATCGTAGAAAAACTAGAGGGGAAACGAAATGTTATTTCTATTTTATCGCCAAAAAATTTAGGAGTTATAAAAGGCAGAAATGTTGGATGGTCTTATTCTAATAGTCCTTTTATATGTTTTTTAGATGATGACCAGATTGTTCATAAGGGCTGGGATATTCAATATCTATCTATGTTTGATAAAGGATTTGATATTGTTGGAGCAGAGGCATGGTTAATGAATTCTTCTTTTTTTCCAATAGAAAAAATAAAAAATTCTAATCGTCATTTCCATTATGTCGGATGTGGTGGAATGATGATGAAAAAGAAAGTTTACGAAAAAATAGGATTTTTTGATGAAATATTTTCTCCTGCATATTTTGAAGATCCTGATTATAATTTTAGAGCCGCAGATGCAGGTTTTGTTGTAGGATGGAACGAATTGGCTAAAATAACTCATTTAAAACATCAAACATTAGGGTCTAAAAATCCAGGTTCTATTTTTGCGGAAAGTTACAAGAAATTTTTTAAAAAGTGGAAGAATAGGAAGTTATCATTTATACGGGAAATCCGATGAAAATATTAATTTGTTCTAATTATTCTTATCCGCATATTGGTGGATCAGAGGAAGTTATTCGTAACATAGCAAGTAGGCTTGGGTCCAAATATAAATGTGATTGTTATATTTCTAGTGCCACTACTAGGAATTCTTTTACCCATGAAAATGTCAAATACATTCCTCTTCCTTCCTATTACAAAGATTTTGTTAGTCATGTTCGGTCTTTGAAACCTGATAGAATTTTTATTTATGGAGATAATTTTCTTCATTTTCCAGATATTGTGAAAAATCCCAGTATTATGGGGGCTTCAATAAGTATAGCATTATTAGGAATGAATGCTATGGAGAAGGACGAAGATTTATTAAAAAGTTTTTTACAGCATCATAATTATTTTAATGTGATAGTTCATTCCCGTTATTATAGGGATTATGAACAAATGGAGGCATATGGAATTCTCGTTTCGGTTATCCCTAACGGCGTTAATCCAGAAGAATTTTGTGGAGCAAAAGAATTTTTTCGAGAAAAATATAATATAAGGCGCAATTCGAAACTTTGTTTATGCGTAGCAAATTTCTTTCCTGGTAAAGGACACGATAAAATACCAGAAATTATGAATACTGTAAGAGACTTAGGGTATTCTGAAAAAATAGATTTTGTTATTGTTTATTCAGACGTTCTTATTCCTACTTCCAAATATTTAGAAAAACAATTTGAAGCATCTCTTCCTATTTTAGATAATATAAAATTCCATATGTTGAAAAATTTACCAAGAAAAGATGTTATAGAAGCCTTTAAAGATGCTGATATTTTTGTAATGCCATCGGAGAAAGAGGTTTTTCCTATTGTTTTATTAGAAAGTATGGCGGCATCTTTGCCATGGGTTTCTTTCAATGTGGGAAATTCTTCTAAATTGACTGGTGGAAAATCCGTAGATTTTTCCGTAACAGATTTTGCTTCTGCTATTGTTTCTATATTAGAATTCTCATCGTTTGGTGCAGAATTAGGGAAACAGGGGAAGGAGGCAGTAGCTAGTAGTTATAATTGGAATAATATAGTCGATATGTATCATTCGGCTTTTTCCAAATAACGTTGGAGAAAAGTATGAGTAAAAACGATAATTGTTCAAATCTTTTTAAGTCAAGACCCTGGACAGGAGGAGAAGAACAAGTTCTTTATTGTATGCGATCTGAGGGAATTGAATATAAGTTTATAGCTATTGAATTAAAAAGGACAATAGATTCTTGTAAGAAAAAATATAATAGCACTATATGGAGTAGAAGAGATTGGTACGATACTTATACGGCTATGGCCAAAGCTTCTGTCAAGAAAGATTATTTAGAAAAAATAACAAGGGCACAAGATAGAAGAGAAGAAAACGGCAAAGTAAAAATGGATATCATTGCTGATCGTTTAGCAACTGTTGTTCAATCTCTCCCGCTTGTTCCTAAGCCTATAAAAACCAGAAAAAAGAAGAAACATTCACCGGAAGATGTTGCTGTTTTAATAAGTGATTTGCATATAGGGCACGAACATACTTTAGAAGATACTGGAGGTTTGTCAGAATATAATATAGACGTTTTTAAAAGAAGAGTATATAATTTACAATGTGCTATAACAGATATACATGAACTGCATAGTAATTTATATAATTTGCCCACTTTACATATAATGACTTTAGGAGATGTAGTTGCAGGTATGAACACTGTTGGGGCTTGGTCTTCTACCTATATTAGTTCAGATATACATCAACAAGTTATATATGGAGTAGAAGCCTTGGCAGGTGTTATACATCATTGTCTAAAGTTGTTTGATAACATAGTATTTTATGGAGTGTATGGGAATCATGGGCGTTCGGCCTCGAAAGGTCTTGAAAAAGAATATATTAATTGGGATTTTATTTGTTATGAATATTTAGAACAGAGATTTAGAGGCAATCCTAGAGTAGAGTTTGTTATTCCTAAAACTTGGTGGATTTTAAAAGAAATTCGTAATCATAAATTTCTTATGATGCATGGAACGGATGTTAGATCTTCTGGATCTCCACTTTCTGGAGTAATTAGAAGTTCTAATCAGATGATGACAATTTTAAAAGTTATACCGGATTATACAATTATTGGACATTTTCATGCGGCAGGAGAATGGACTACTAATAATGGGAAAGTAATAATAAATGGAGGATTTTTAGGACCTGACATTTATTCATTAAAGAACCTACAAAAAGGTGCTAGAGCAGAACAAAAAATATTTGGGATACATGATAAAAGAGGTTTGACATGGAGATATGATATCGATTTAGATGATGATAGGTCAATCACCCCTACCTTCAGGTAGGGGCTTGAGTAGTAACACTTAAGGGTAACTGGTTGATTAGGGAGCTTAATTTAGGATTAGATTATGCAGCAGTTTAATGGAAAGTTAAAGAACACACCAAGAGGTACTCCACAAGCCTCTTGCTCTGTAAATCCTCTATTAAACAGAGAGGAAACTCTCAGTGTAGAGTCTTCTTGCCTCAAAAGATAAAGGAAATCATTTTTTTTGATAGAAGTTAAGATATGATAGAATTACCCCCATGGTTAGAAGAAAAGATAGAAAAAGAGTTCAAATGTCCAAACTGTGATGGAGAGATGAGCACAGAGTTTGTAACTGCTTTTGGGCTGAAGGATAGTTCAAAACATCCAGGTACAATAGTCTGTTGGATGGAATATAATTGTTTAATATGTGATAAAAAATCTCATATAGAAATTAGACCATATTCGACTCACCAGCTTTGTGAAGATATGGAAATGAAGGATAGCAAAACAAAAAAGAGCAAAAAAAGAAGGCGGCAAAACGTCGAAGTTATAAAAAGTAAAATAAGAGAAGAAGAAGTTAAAGAAGCTAAAATAATTTTAGAAAGTTCTAAAACATGGTATGATATAATGTTAGGGTTCGGACTGAACGCGGATGGAATAAAAAATTATATGAAAGAGGGGGAAAATATGGATATAGATAATAAATAGGTGTATTTATGCACAAAATAAGCGATTTTCATATAGCGTATACAATAATTAAATCGGTATGTCATAGCAGGCATTGTGCCTTTGTAGATATCCCTGTTCTATTTGCGGTTAAAAAAGATGCATTTGTAGGGTTTGATGGTAGATTTTTAAATGTTGGTTCTCCAAAAAATATAGGAGAAACTAACTATATTGTGTCTATGCAATATTTAAAAAATTTCCAGAATATTTGTGGTATTCCGGCATGGGATACTGATGCACAGGCAAAAAATGCTATGTCTTGGATATTTATGTATATACAAGAGTTAATCAATAACGGAAAGAATATAGATGATAATACTCCATTCGCTATGAGATTATATCAAAATCCTTTAGTTTGGATTTTTATGAAGGACATTATTTGTCCTGTATATGATGTTCCTTTAGATAATATAAAAATGGTATTGTTTAGTTCTCCTTATTCTGATACCAGATTTGTAGCAGAAGACGAGACAGAAGAAAAGGAAAGATTTATTTTTGTTAATACCGGAATAAATTATCGTCCTTGTGAACAAGCCGGTATTATATGTTCTGTTCTAGATGCCTATGGGCTTAATTATAAAGAAGTTCTAACAGAAATTTTTGAAAGCCAATTATTGGATAAGCTTATAGGATTAGCAGACTTATCTTTCGAAGACGATGGAGAAAGAGATGATTTTATATTGCATTTATCTTGTTATGCAGGGATTCAAGATGTATATAAACACTTCGTTTCTGTGGCAAAAAAGGCAGAAAAATGCAATGACTTAAAAAAGTTTGCTCAACTGGGAGGTTTGGGATCAGATCATACAACAGGAAGTTGGTGGTATTTAGGGTTAATAGAAAAATCATTAGAACCTGTTAGAGGTCCTGACTGGTCTACTTATTATAGAATGGCACCCTGGATAGAGGAACTTAATCAAAAAATAGAAGCCGCAAGAAAGAAAAAGGGACGTGCCGGTTTAAATTTAGAAGCCCTTTTAAGGCTTAAAGATGGCGAGGTAAGAAAGGAAGATATCTATGTGTTAGAAAAAGCTCTATCGTCTAATAGAGTGTGGTAGGAGAACTTTTATGGAAAACGAAATGATCATTAATGTAGCTAGAAGTGCTCTATTAAGGGTTAAACAAGCCAGGTTAGATTTAGAGAAAAATCTTATTATACGTTCTGATAGAAATCTGCAAGCAGTTCACGATATTCTTGTAGATTTAGTCAGGAAAGTAGAGCCAAAAGATGAAAGTAATTAATACTTTTAATTTTGTTAAGCTTTCTGGAGCTACTGGAGATGATCAGTTTCCGAGTTATAAGTCCAGGCACGATGATGAACCTCAGGGTCAAGCAATTTTTGCTCCAAATAGCGATTCCGCATTAGATACTAAAGAAAAAATTGAAGACAAGTGGAAGAAAAAGAAGAAGAAAAAGGACAAAAAGGAAAAATTCCCAGAAGGCTCTCTTTGATGCAAAAACTAGAATTGTTTGTGACAAATACTGCTACTTATATACGAGGATCTATACGTAGCGAAGATTATAATGAGTTAAAAAAGGTTCTCGGTTATCGTCCTCCCAACGCGGATTTTATGGTCCAAAATTTTAATGAAAAACAAAAGGATAATACACATTCTTGGGAGTGGGATGGGACTATATCTACCGTATGCTATCCTGGTAAATGTAGATGTTATGTCAAAAAAAAAGGAATGCACTTTCCAACCGGACTTCTAGGAAAAGCTAGAACGTTTTTTTTAAATAGAGAAATTCGTTTTAAAATAGTAGATGGACGCAAACCTGTATTAAAAACTCTGTCACTTAGCATGTCTTCGGAATTTGAACAAAGACCTTATCAAAAAGAAGTTGTAGATAAAGCCTGTGAAAGAGGGCGCGGTATAATAAAAGTAGCTACTGGAGGCGGAAAATCGGTAATTGCGGCTAATATTATACAAAAATTAGGGGTTAGTCCATTTATTTTTTATGTCACATCTGTTGATTTAATGTTGCAAGCTCAAGATAGTCTACAAAATTTTATCACTAGCAATGGTTCTAATTTAAAAGTTGGGATTATCGGAGACAGCAAATTTGATATAAAAGATATAAATGTTATGACCATCCAAACCGCTATAAGATCGGTAGGAGAAAAATGGACAAAATTTGATGATGAAGATACAGGGAAAGAAGATTGTAGCCTAGACGACAAACGGAAAGAGATACGTTCGTTAATTATTACTGCTAAAGGACTTATAATAGACGAGTGTCAACATTGGGCAGCAAAAACCTGTCAAGTAATTTCTGATTATTCAATGTCTGCTAGATATAAAATAGCTATGTCAGCTACTCCACATCGAGATCTTGGAGATGATATTTTAATAGATGCTTGTTTTGGTAGAGAGATATCTGATATAAATGCTAGTTTCCTTATCAAAAAAGGATATCTTGTTAAACCAAGAATTTTTCTGATACCTATTACTAATAATAGGGGGATAGGGCTTAGATCTTATCCTAGATTGTATAAGAGATGTATTTCTCATAATGATGTTAGAAATTCAGTGATAGTAAATATAGCCAAAAACTTCGAAGAAGATAATAGAAATATTCTCATATTATGTAAGCATATTGAACATGGGAAATTACTACAATCCTCAATTCCTGGCAGTACATTTTTGAGAGGTTTGACTAGTAGTAAAAAAAGAAAACAGCATTTGGGAAAAATGAGGAAGAAAGAAGCTGGAATTACAGTCGCCACAGTGATATTTGATGAAGGAATAGATTGTAAGTCGTTGGACACACTAATTTTAGCAGGTTCAGGAAAATCAAAAACTCGTGCATTGCAACGGATAGGAAGGATATTAAGACCCTATCCAGGAAAAAAAGATGCAATAGTGGTAGATTTTATAGATCATGCAAGGCACATGTTGTCTCATAGCAAAGAAAGAATAAAAATGTATAAATCTGAATTAGAATTTGATATATCTACATTGAAAATGTGATTATGATAAAACAAGCGTATGGTAGCGACGAGATCGATATAGATACTGGTTTTGTAGAAGAAACCTTTGAGTCTAGATTATTTGAAGTGGTTAACCGAGTAAGGGGGATGAAAAATCCTTATGTCGGAAACAAAAGAAAGATTTTACCTTGGATTATTACTTCATTAAGAGATGAGGGTGTTGAATATAATTCTGTCTTAGATTTATTCGCGGGGAGTCATTGTTTTTCTATAGTAATGAAGCTCTTGGGAAAAAAGGTTTTTTGTAATGATCTTTTGTTGAGTTCATATCATTATGGTGTAGGGTTTGTAGAAAATAATGAGATATATATTTCTGATGACATTGCCAATAGACTTATATCTCCTGTAAATATCGAATTATCTGTTTCTAGTGGATGGGATAGATATTTTACAAAGGAAGAACAACATCTTATTGATTTGTTTTTTTACAATGCGAAGAAAATCGTTAATGAAGAGCATGGATTAAAACGTATTTATCTATGTAGTTTAATATGGGCTAATTTCCAATCGTATGTAATGGATAGATGTTATGTGGGAGGAAGGTTAAATCGTGGGCAGATATTAGCTGAATTGTATCATCGTATTCAGCATAGTAGAAATCTTGGCTCACAAATGACTTTTAAAAACATTCAATGGAATGAATTTAATTCTAGTATGCTTTCAGAGCAAAGTTTGGCATTTTCTTTAGATGCAATAGATTTATTATCTAATAAATCTATTTTAAATAAAGATGTAGATCTTGTTTATATAGATCCTCCTTATGGAGGACAACAAAGTGACTATTATCATATGTTTAATTTTTTCGAGCATGTTGCTTCCTTTTGGTACGATATTTGCGATATAAAAGATGTCAGTAAAGAGAGATTTGTTTCTTCTTCTCATTACAAGGATAATTTTTTACTTTTGCTAGAATGTTTAAAAAATAGAGATATTCCAACTTGGGCAATAAGTTATAATAACAGAAGCTGGGCGAAAATAGATTCAATATTTAATTTACTTAGAAAAATTGTGCCAGATAAAAATGTTATAGTGAAGGAGAATACATACGAATATAATTATGCGGGCAAAGAAAAAAGAAAAGGTAAAGAATTTCTTATTATCGTCAGATAAGGAAGGAGAAAAAGTGAATCCAGTAGTTGATATGATTTGTTCTGTGTATTCTGAAGCAATCAAAAAGAAAGAAACAAAAAAATCTAACGATATAAAGATAATTTTTAAAAATGATGCTTCTACCGTTAAGAAGATAGATATATCAGATATAAAATCTACAAAAAGAACATCTGTTAATAGTGATCTGTTCAAATGGAATAACTTCGATTTTGCTATATATTTTATAGATAAGTATAATAAGATATATGACGGTGGTGAATTAAATAGATTAGCTATTGTTAGATATTTGGATAATTTACACGACCGATTAATTGATGTTGTAGGTTTTTGTGACAATTTGGTTATGTTAGATTATCTAGATTTTTTCATTTCAAGATGGTTGTCTTTTCTTATTAAAAAACAAAAAAAAGGATTTATCCTTAGATTTTTGGTGGAAGAGGACGCATTGAACGATTTTATGATGGGATATAATTATGCAAAAAGTAAGGAGATTTATAAAAAGAAAAATAATTATGAAAAAAAATCTAATTGTATAACAAGTAAAATGTTGTCCGATTCTTTGTTATTGGGATACGAAAATCTATTTTTAGAATATGGTATATTAGGACCAGTTAATTGGTTGATAATGTCGTTTGGGATTGACGCACAAAAGGCACAATTGAAAGCAGTAGAAATATTAAAAAAATTGGCAGATAAGAAGGAGTTGCATATATCTGTTGGGGCTACAAATAAATTAAACCCATATCCAGATTGGTTTGTGATTAAGAATTGCGATATAATATTTGATCTTCTCAAAAAAGAATATTTTATCGTGATAGATCGGTTAAAGGTTAGTATTACATTTCTACACAACGAAAATTCTTGGAAATTTAAAGAGGAGATTTGAAAACATACTATGAAAGATCAGGCCATTAATGGGCAAATTAGACACAAAATGATAACTTTGATTTTAGACGACGGATCAAAATTTGGCGATGTTGCAACTAAAGAAGCCCTTAGTATAGCAAATGAGAAAGGATTAGATCTTGTAGAAGTTTCCGGTCCAGATAAGAATAATTTCGCAATTTGTAAAATTCTTGATTATGGCAAATTAAAATATAAACAATCAAAAAAAGATAGGCACCAACCTAAATCCGTTAGCGCAAAGGAAATGAGAATTAGTTCTGTTATTTCTGAACACGATTTGTTGGTCAAAAATTGTAAAGTAGAAAAATTTCTTAAGAGCGGGCATAGGGTAAAATATGTTTTATTTGTAAAAGGAAGACAAAGAAAATTTTTTGAGTCAATGAGGGAAAAATTCGATCAAGCAATATCTTGTTTTTCTGAATATTCTCATCAAGGTGAAATTAAAATTGGCGAAAATTCAATTGCTGTTTGGCTGACACCTAAGTGATGTTGAGGGATTAATGATGGATAATGCAGCTACTACGCAGGAAGCTCATGAAGAAGCTTTGTTTTCTATGGGAGATCCTGTTTTTACAGACGAGCTTATTGCTCTTTTAAGAATCCGCGCGCCACTAATTTATATAACGTGTAATGAAGAGTATAGATTATTGGCCTTTTTTAAACATCTTTCTGTGGCGAAATCTTATAAAACGGAAATGTGGGATTGCCATAGAGGGTTATTGGATTTATTAAGTGGCAAAAAATCAAAAATAGCTACAGATGATGTTAAAGATCCAGATATTGTTCTTGAAAAAATTATAGAAAGTATAGAACATGACGAAGTACAAGCACAATCAATGATTAGTAAGGGAATATCCGGTAATATATTTTTGTTGTTAGATTATCATAGATTTTTAAAAGATGCTCTTCCTTCTACGGAAAGAATGTTGAAAAGGATACATTCGATAGAAGATTCTATGACTAGTGTCATCGTAGTGGCTCCACATTTTGAATTTACTCCTGCTATAGAGAATTTGTTCCATGTTCTTGATTTTCCACTTCCTAATAAAAAAGAAATATTAGATACAATGTATGATCTTGTGGATGCTGTTAAAGATAAAATAAAAGGGATAGCAAAAAATGCGAAATTAAGAGAGGAAGAAATTATACGTTCTGCCACTGGACTAACAATAGTGGAAGCACAAGCTGCTTTTTCTAAATCAGTTATAAAACATAAAGAATTTAATATCCCTACTATTATAGATATTAAGAAACAGATTATATCCAGAAAAGAAGTGTTAGAATATTGTGTTCCTAACGTGACTATGGATGATGTCGGTGGTCTTACACCAATGATAGAATGGTTTAAGAAAAGGAAATTAGCGTTTTCCGATAAGGCGAAAGAATATGGATTGATAACTCCTCCGTCAGGCACATTGCTCCTGGGAATTCCAGGATGTGTTTTAGGTAAAACAAAAATAAAAATAAAAAAGATTTCTGATAAAGGAAAACTTAAAATTTTTGAGGAATAATATATAGTCCATTGCCGAGAAACTCGGTATATAATAGGAGTATATATTATGGAGATTATAGAGAAAAAATTTGTTAGAAGATGCCCAATCTGTTCCAAAGAATTGTTTCATACCACGAAAAAACATAGGAATAGAGCAGAAAAGCTAGGACAATGGTGTGCAAAGTGTAGATCGGCGGAAGTTCAAAGCCGTCCTGCATCAAAAATAATACATAAATTACAGTCAGAAAGGATGAAAAAAAATGTAGGGGAAAAAAATTATTTTTATGGAAGACATCATACACAAGAAACTAAAGAAAAAATAGTTGCCAATAGAGATTATTCTATTTGGAAAACAGATGATTTTAAAAAAAAGATGTCAGAAGTTACTTCCGGGAAAAACAATCCCATGTATGGTAGGTCCCCCTATGATATTTGGTTATTGAAATACGGTAAGGCAGAAGCAGATAAACGCATGGAGAGCTTTAGAAGAAAAAAATCAGAACAAACCAAGGGGGAAAAAAATCCAATGTATGGACGACCTACTCCCCAAGGAGCAGGAAATGGATGGAGTGGTTGGTATAAAGGATGGTTTTTTAGAAGTTTAAAAGAACTTTCTTATATGATTCAAGTTATTGAAGTTATGGGCTGGCAGTGGGAGTCGGCGGAAACAAAAGAATTATCCATTCCCTATAAGGATTATAAAGGAGATGATAGAACTTATCGCGCCGATTTCTTGATAAATAAGGATACATTGGTCGAAGTAAAGCCAAAGAAGTTGATGACTTCGATTTCTAATACCTTAAAAAAGGAAGCTGCTGTGCAGTTCTGCGAAGTGAAAGGTTTGCAGTATAAAATGGTAGATGTTAAGAAACTACCAGATGAACGGATACGAAAGCTATATGATAGCGGGCAAATAAAGTTTACAAAAACCTATGACAAAAAGATGAAAGAAAAAATAAAGATGGAGAATGCAATATGAGGATTTTGAATGGCGACTGTATCGATCAGGGGACCAGATTAAGTTAGCATTAAAAAATAGTGATTATGACTATTTTAGCGGTTTATATGAGGCTACTATTGATGTGTCGCCGGGAAGGGGTAATAAACTCAATCAGGTTTATTCAGAAGGGCTTTATGGGACCTGGAAGGGTTTAAAAAAGTTTGATCCAAATTCTGCTAGATTGGAGACAATTCATGAAATTGCATGATGAAAAAGAAATGACAATTGAGGAGTTCTTTCTCCTTTGTGAGCAGGAAGAAGGACAATATCAAATAGATACACCAGATGGCTGGCAAGAGATACAATCTCTTGTAAGGAAGAAAAATAAGGAATGTTATAACCTTATTACAGAAGATGGGATTGAATTAGGGTGTTCTAATGATCATATGGTCCTTACGAAGGAGGGTTGGAAAAAAGCTGAAGATATTAATGTAGAAAATGATCTTGTAGAAACTGCAAATGGGTTCAAAGCTGTAATCGCCAAAGAATATATCGGAAATCATAATACGTTTGATTTGTCGGTTAATCATAAAAACCAAAGATACTATTCTAATAATATCATATCCCATAATACAGGTAAGTCCTTATGTGCAAAAGCTTTAGCGTCATTATACGAGATGCCATTACTTAGATTAGACTTCGGGAGATTATTCGGTAGTTTTGTGGGAGATTCGGAACGGAATGCTAGAGAAGCTATTAAACTTGCAGAAGCAATAGCACCTTGTGTAACGGGGGATACGATTGTATCAGTTAGTTTAGGAGGAGATGTTTCTCGCAGATATAAGATATCCGATTTATTTGATTCTATGAAAATTGGATTGTTTAACTATTGGGATGATAATGGAGATTATCTGGAACGATTGACTGATGGAACAGAGATAGCTCGTGCTGCATCTGATATAAAGATTAATGCTTATGATATTGAGAATGGCAAGCTAATAAGAACTAATTTAAAAGCGATTATAAGAAGACCAAAGATTTCTAGAAAGATATTCAAGGTGGTAACTGATAATAACAAATCAATAGAAGTTACAGGAAATCATAATTTTTTTGTTAGAAATAACGAAGAAGATAAGTGGAAAAAAGCAGAGGAATTGGATGGCGAAAAAGATTATCTTTTGGAATATATTGATGGGAATTTTTTTCCCCGAAAAATAAAGAATATTGAGGAAACTCAAGAAATAAAGTTTGTTTATGATCCTTCTTGTGAATCTCCTCATAACTATTTAGCGGAAGGTTTTATAAATCATAATTGCATCCTCTGGATTGACGAAGTTGAAAAGGGACTTGCCGGAGCCAAATCATCAGGACAAACTGATGGAGGAACTACCAGTAGAGTGGTCGGTAGTTTTTTAACTTGGATGCAAGAAAAAGTAAAACCTGTATTTGTCTTTTGCACTGCAAATGATTACGAACAGATACAACCAGCTTTTATGAGACGTTTCGACGAAGTATTTTTTGTAGATCTGCCTATTTTAACTGAACGGAAGCAGATATTTGGAGTTCTTCTGAAAAGATATAAAAGGGACCCAAAGGATTTTGATCTTGATTGTCTTTCGCAATCATCTGATAAATATAGTGGCGCAGAGATAGAGAAAATTATAAAAGAAGCTCTTTATGAAGGCATGTCTGATAATTACCGGAAGATAACTACAACAGATTTATTAAAGGTGATGGAACCTTTTATTCCTTTAGCTAAATCGAGAGAAGAGGAAATAGAAGAATTAAGAAGCTGGGCAGCTACAAAATGCCGCAGAGCCAATTGTGTGGAAGTAGAAAAAATAACAACCAGAAAAAAAGCTTCATTAGATTTATGATTGAAAAATTTTCTAAAATAAAAGAAGATATTATTTCTAAATTGCTTTCTAAGCATCCTGTCACTGACGAAAGAGAGAAGGCTAAAATAGATTTAGCGGCAGAGATATTGGCCTATCAAAAAACTGTTATTCCTTATCCTTATGCTAAATATTTTATAACAGATTTTACTGGAAAATATCAGGGACAAGATATAATACCAAACCATATTGCTATTCAGGCCAAACAAAAATTATTGGATTATTGTTGGAAAGATGTGAAACTTAAGCAGTTGATTTCTATCGATACTGATGTTATTTCATTTCTTGATCAACATAGTAGTATAGGTTATCGTAAAAAATTTGGACATAATGTTGTTATTTGTGCAGACAGATCATTGTCTGGGGGACCTTCAGGTAAAACTCTATGTGCAGCTATAATAATTAAAGAAGCGATTCGTAAAAGAATTGATGAAGAACTTTCTTGTGATACATATAAATGGATCGGATATTCTGAACTAAAAAAGATTTTAACAGATGACGACCTGGCTGTATCAGAATATTCTACAGCCGATTGGTTAGTGGTTGATGATATCGATATTGACGTATCAAGTCGAAAAGCTCAAGCATATAGAACTTCTTTTTTGGACCCATTTTTTTCCGAAAGGATAAATAACAAGATTCCGACTATATTGGTTTTTCGTTTTGATATAGAGAAGATAAAATTGTCTGAGGAAGATTATGGAGTTGCTATTTATAGAATGGTAAATGATAAAAATACAACTAGGATATGCTTGTCGCAATGAACTATAAAGAAAAAAAAGATTCTGAATTAAGTTTTATTTCTTTATTGCTAAAACATAAGGATTTAATATACCAGTGGATAGAATCTGGTGGACTATCTTCTTTAGAATGTTTTGAAGATTCGCATATTCCTATATTACAGGCAATAGATTATGCTTTTTCCAATAATGTTTTATTGACTAAAACTACATATCTTGATTTTTTGAGAAAAATGGGGAAGAGCAAGATGGAGATACAGAACCAAGAAGCTCTTTTCTTGCGCTTGGAAATGATATCTACCAGAGTTTCTCAAAACGATTTTCCAGTATTACGAGAGAAAATACAATCAGCGTATTTATTACAAAATAGTAGATCCTATATAGAACAATTTGCTAAAGATATAAAAGAAAAAGATCCATTAGATTGTGTTATAAAATTAGTTTCTGTTATGAAAGATTTGATAGGGGATACGAAGCAAGATGTTCCTATCAAATATCAAGACATAATGGATATAAAAATACAGTGGGTGGATGAGGTTTTAAGAAAAGCAGAGGCGGAAAAAGATGAGAGAATTCTTACTCATATAAAAGAATTTGATGATACTATGGTAGTAGGATTAGCTCCAGGCACTTTAACCCTTATATGCGCGGACGTTGCAAATTATAAATCGACTTGTATGCTTAATTTGGGACTAAATGTTTGGGAACTAGGTGGGGAGAATGTTCTTTTTGTCCCGTTAGAAATGCCTAAAAGACTTGTTATGAACAAGATCGCCTCCAGGGCTTTGCATATTTCTTTAGATGGAATAGAAAAACCTTGGGACTTAACAGGGGATCAGAAAGAAAAACTTAAAAATTTTAAAGAGGAATGGGGAAAAGATTATGGGGCTCAGTTTTATCTAATGGACGTGGGAGACAGGGCTCCAGTTTCTGTTATTCGTAGACAAATAGAGAAACATTTAGATATATTTAAGCCCAGGGTTGTTGTAGTAGATTATATAGCAAATTTGATTCCTGAAAAAAGATCGGAGAATATACGTAATGATTTACAGATTGGAGAAATGCTTAAAGATCTTAGATCAATGGGCAAAGAAGATGGTATTACGAAAAAAGGATTTTCTGTTATTTCTGGGGCTCAGGTTGGTAGGGAAGCCCTAAAAAGAGTTAGAAAATCAGGTGCAAATAAAACTTCTTTTTATTCTGAAGATATTAGAGGGTCACACGAGTATTCGGCAGATGCAGATTTTCTTTATGTTCAAATGAAGGACCCTGATAATACTAATCTTCTTAATTTATATTGTGTAAAATCAAGATATGGACCTACATCTTTTTTTGGAGGTTCTAACAAAGCAGTTTTAGAAGTAGTTCCAGAATTTAGTATTGTTAGAAGTAGGCAGACAGATTGGACGATTCCTGAAAAAAATGATATACAAGAAATAATTAATAATGGTTCTGCTTTAACTTTTGACGATTCTCAGGAAGATTTTATGGAGGATCTAGATGATAGCGTTTTAGAACCTTCATATGACGAGGAAAAAGAAGAGAAAGAAGAACAGGTAGAGGAGGTAGATTTGGGCGCGCACCTGGATGCGGAAGAGAGAGATCTTCTTAAAGAGTTTGATGATGACTAAAATTAGCACATATCATATAGATAAAATCAGGACAGAGAATAGGATAGAGAAGTATTTAGCTGAATTGGGGATATTTCCATCACATACTTACGCCGATAAAATGTCATATTTCTGTCCATTATCTTTCCACGAAGATACGAATCCTTCGTTCTTTGTATATGTAGATGGAGATTATGATAATTTTTATTGTTTTAGTTGTAAAAATAGTGGAGGGATAATAGAATTACATAGATGTATAAAAAAAATCAGTTCGTGGGGTCAGGCGGCAAAAGATTTGTCGAGTTCGGAAAACAAAATTGATTTTGAGGAAGAGCTTGATTATGCAGTAAAAGAAATGCAGAAAACAAACAGGGATAAAGAAATTGCATCTTTACCAGGAAAAATGGCTTTAATTATTTCTTCTATGGGATTTAACCATTTATGTGCTTCTGAAAAAGATTCGTTGGAATATGAATTTCTTGAATCATTGTATAAAGAAATAGATAAATGTGTTTGGGAATCAGATATTAATAAATTAATATCTATTTTTTCTTTTTTAACTGAAGAAATGGTTATTGCTGCTGATGGGATGGAGATGAGCCCGCTTGCTTATAAGGCGTGGCAATTTGCTAATAAAAAAGAAGATCGTCTTAAAAAACAATATGAAGAAATAAAAGTATACGAAGAGATGTGAGAGGTTTTTCAACGTATAATAGAAGTCAAGGAATATAGATTAGGAGAAAAAAAAGATGAACGGGAAAGTGGATAAAATTGACGTAAAAGAAGCAGTAAAACTCATTCAAGAGTCAAAAGGTAAATTTATTACTGTTAGTTTTACTAAACGGACCAATAATGAACTAAGGACTATGAATTGTCGCGTCGGCGTGATTAAGGGATTAAAAAACGGAAAGAAAAAACGAAGCAGAAGAACCGGACTTATTACAGTTTATGATATGGGGGAAAAAGATTATAGAAATATTAATTCTTCAGGATTAAGATCATTAAAAATAAACGGTAAAAGATATTCTGTTGTAGAGTAGATATGTCTTAAATAATTGCAAACCAAAGAGTTTGAAAGCCGTTTGACTAAACTAGGATTGTATAATCATCAGGATTATGCCGCAGAAGAAGAAAAAATCGTCTAAAATAAATTGGGGCGTTATTGCAGAGGCACGGATATCTCTGCTGGATCGTGTTTTCTTATGTCCTGCTTGTGGAGGAGAAGGATATGATTTGGATAAGGCTTATGTCTATGGAGAGGATTTCCCGTGTACAAAATGCAAATCAACTGGATCCCGTTTTTGGATATGCTACAAAATAAAATGTAGATTTATTGATTTTTTTAGGAAATTCAAATGGAGATAAAAAACAAAGAACAAGAAGATCGTAATAAGCTGCTAGATCAGGCGGGAGTATTAAATAAAATAATATACAGTGATGTAATTGACGGGCTCAGGATGGTTCCGGACAATACTGTATCATTGGTGTTCACTTCTTGTCCCTACAACGTAGATATAAAATATGGTTCTCATAATGACGCTCTGTCTTTCCCTGTGTATTTAGATTGGTTAAAGGGGGTTTGGTCCGAGTGCAAGAGAGTTTTGCGTCCTGGGGGACGCCTGGCGATAAATATAGATACTGTACGCAATGTAGATGATGATTCTGAGTATTTGCATCCTATAGGATATTATTTAACGAAACAAGCTAAAGAAATAGGTCTACTTCCATTTACGGAAATAGTTTGGTATAAGCAAAATGCAAGTGGAAGAAAAACTGCTTGGGGATGTTACGACAAATTTACTAGAGTTGTTACTAAGAACGGGCTTAAATATTTTAAAGATGTGACTTATCAAGATGAAATAGCAACTTTAAATATGCAAACTATGGAGATGGAATATCAAAATCCTATTTCTATTATAGAATATAAATATGAAGGAAATATGTATAGGATTAAATCTCGCTCATTTGACCTATTGGTTACACCAGATCATAATATGTTTTATAAAAAAAGTAGCGGGGAATTGGGGTTAAGAAAGATTAAGGAAATGCCTAAATGCTTTTGTATACCACAAGGGCATAATGGGATAAAATTTAATTACGAAGAAAAAAAATATTTTTATTTACCAGTTATTAGTTATGGGAAAAGATCAAGGAAATCTTATATAAATAAGAATACAATAAAAATAGATATGAAAGATTGGATAATGTTCCTTGGTATATATCTAACTGATGGGTCGGTTTATTATGATGAACGTAGGGGAAGTTATACTACATCTATTTATCAATCAAAAAAAACATATTTGCAGGAGATAAAAGATCTGTTGCATAGATTGCCATTCAATTTTAAGTATAAGGAAAATAAAAAAGAATATTATACATGTTCTAAGCAATTGGCAAGTTTTTTAAATGGTTTTTCTAAGAAAAATGAAAGAGAAATACCAAATTTTATCATGCAATGTACTATCCCGCAAAAGAAATTATTTATTGAATGGCTGGTCAAGGGAGATGGATCTATAGCGAGGAATGGATCTATAAGGTTATATATTGCATCAGAGGCTTTTGTAAAAAAAATAATAGTATTATTATCAGAATGTGGATATGCATTTTCCCATTCAATACGAAAAAAACAGAAACCTAAGTTGGTAAAAACCGGCAAATTGGCTGGTAGAATTATGAATTGTAATATAAGGTTGCAAGAAATAAAGATAAAGATATCTAATAATTATTATATAAGAGAAAATGAAAATATTTCTCAAGAAAAATATTCTGGAATGGTTTATTGTTTAGAACTCAACAATCATGTAATGTTTGTTGAGCGTAACGGCAAATTCACTTGGTGCGGCAATTCTTGGTGTTCGTCTTCGTTACCAAATATCCGTAGGGTCCATGAGTATATTTATGTTTTTTCAAAAGACCAATTTCGTCTCGATGGTGATTCCGAATTATCTGATATGGAAGCTGAAGAATTTGAACAGTGGACTCTTTCTACTTGGTTTATATGTCCTGAGACAAAAAATATGGGTGGACATCCAGCTAGTTTTCCTGAAGAACTTGTTCGGAGAGCCATAAAATTGTGGACTTATAGAGGAGATATTGTTTTAGATCCGTTTGTAGGTTCTGGCACAACGGCTTGTGTTGCTAATAGATTAATGAGGAAATATGTAGGAATCGATAATTGTTTGGAGTATGTTAAATATGCGAGAGATAGGATAAATTCTTCTCCAGATATGTTTGAAGAGGATTATGTTCCAAGATCAGAAAGGCTTGCGATACGAAAAAAAGCAAGAATGGTAGAAAATGAAGAAAATGGGATCGATACCATCGATGGAGCCTAGCGAGTCAGAACTATTTTTTACTGATTTGACTATTATAGAAGCAGAGGGGAAACACGAAGAAGTTAATCGTATCATGATTGAAGATATGTATGACGGATATAAATGGGTTATTAATACTAGTTTAACTCTTCTTAGTATGGCCGGTGTTGCCAATTTTAATTTAGATTTTTATTATGATGGCAAAGTAATTATATTGGATTTTGATCCCAGTATGCCTAATCTTTTATATAATCCAGATTTATCATTTTTATCTTTATGGGCTCAATCTAATGGATGGTCTGTTCCCGAACCGCATCCAGATCTTATTAGAACAAGTATAGAATTTTGGAAACATTTTTGGGAAACCTCCATAATACAATCATCTTTTCTCGATAATAAATTTGGAGCAAAAACATTTGAATGATATATGTATAATAGAGTGTCCAAATTGTAAATTTGTATATAGGCACTATGCCAATTATTTTGGCAAAGTGTGTGTGCGATGTGGGTGTGTTATGGAAGCAGAACAAGAACCAGAATTCGTTAAAATAAATAAAAAACGAGAAGATGAGTTATTAGAAAAGGTTAGGTTACAGGTTAGGAGAAATATCACAAATGCCGATAGACAGCGAAAATGCTAAATATAGTATAGAATTTTCTTGGTCGAAGTCTAAGAAAAAAAATAAGAAAAATACTGATGGAGATGTAGAATGGCATATTAAATACCATTATACACAAGCTTTAGGAGATACCATTACTGTTGTTGTAGGCGACCAGCAAAGTGAGATTCCGGCCGATCTTTGGTCTGAAGTAACAGATCATTTAAGGGCGCGAGGATTTTTGGTTTCTTCGGAAAAAATAGATCCGATTCCAGAAAAAAAAGTTATTGAAGAAATATCTTCTCTTCCATTACCTACTATTATAAATGATGAAAAAACAGTTAAGGAAAAGATAGGTGATATATCTCAAGTAGCAGATCCGGTTCAAAGTTTTAGCATTCAAAAAGAAAATCAAAATACTAGATTAATCAAATCCGCTAAGAATAAAACGAATGTGAGAAAGGCGGATGTTCGAACGAAACAAGAGGATGATATTGAAGATGTAATTTCAGATGTAGGAGAAGGTATGGGTAAAAATATATTGCAACATTCACAAAGAATAGCAGGACAACTAATTCCAGAGACTCCTGAAGAGTGGAAAACAGATGCAATAAAAATGAAGGCTGATAGGATGAAGAAAAAAAACGGGTCTAAAAAGCTGAGTATAAAAAGATTGTAGGGATAAGACATGGAATATAGAGTTAAGACCGTACAATTATCATGTTGTCCTATTGGTCCTGTTGGTATGGTAGACCCATTATGTAATTTTTGCAAAGTCTCAGATTGTAGTCATCAAATAGAGAATAGACTTATTAGTTTAGTGGGGGTTACAAAAAAATGGAAGCTTCTTGTTAGGGGTAACGAACCTTATCTTGTAGTAGAATGTGAAGGATTTTCGCCATGAAAGATTTTTTCCATTTGGTAAATATTATGAGGCGGCATGATGATATAAATAAAGAACATAAAAGAATTATCCTTTTATCTGAGGATCATCTGGAAAGAATAGAGAAACATGTAGGAACGGTTAGAATACAATATTCAGATTATAAAAAAGCCTTCGATTATGTAGATGATCTTTTTCCTGAAGCTCTTGTAAAGGAGTCTATCGTATTAAGAGCTTCTTCTTCTTTTTTAAATCGGCTTGGATATAAAGGAATAGGAGGATTCTATAATAGGGTTTGTAAAAAAGTTGTAGTTCCAGATAAACTTGTTTTTTCTACTACTAAAAACAAATCTATATGGAATTCTATAAAAGCCAAGATTTCCGAGGATGAAGTTATTGTTCATGAGCTTTTACATTATGCATCAGATAGTAAGGGAACGGCTTCTAGAAGTGCTAATACAGAAGAAGAATTTGCTTATGGAAATTCTATTGGATATTTAAAATCGAAAGGATATACTGACGAATATATAATAACAAAAAACTTTTTGCCGTTTTTGGTAGGAACAATTAATATTAAAAAAATTCTATGGAAGAAGTTACAGGAAGCTGGATATGACCCTGAAAAACTTTCGTGTATGTCTTATCAGAAGAAAAATAGTATTTATGCTAAAGTAGAAAAAAAAGTATTTGAAGAAACAAAAGAAAAAGCAATAAAATTGGGACAGGAAATTATAGATATATATATATCAGATGGTTCTTTGCTAACTAATGTTCCTGTTGTAAATAGTAAAAACAAATTTTCGACATTGGATATATAAAATGCCTATTTATGTTTTTGAACATACTGATACTGGCGAAAGATTTGAAGAAATGAGATTATTTAAAGATATAGATAAACCTTTCATAGCACCAGATGGCAAAAAATGTAAAAGAATATTATTTCCTCCGCGAAAAAATACAAGCGGTCGTGCCACCAGAGCAGGCATGAAGTTGGAATCTTTTGAGGCAGATCCCGATTTTGTAAAAAAAGTGAACCCTAAATATGTTAAGTTTCATGATGGACATCGTGAAAAATTTGACCCTACAAAGCATTGTTGATGAGATACATAAGAAAAAAAACGACGATAACAACGGTTGCAGATTTTGAATTAACTGATGAAGAAGAAATTCTCAGTTTGTTGAAAAAACTATCTAAATCTAGCGTTGATATTAGTATACAGTATATAGATCCTTCTAATCAATTTGTAAAATCCAATCATAAAGCTCGTATTACATCAGTTTCTGATAGTGCTGTTTCTTTGACTCTGTTTTATCAAAAAGGAAGTTTTAGAGTCGATAGTCTTCCGATTGGTAATATACAAAAATTAGAAATTAATACAGAACATACAAATCTTGTTGTTGCTCCAAAAAATATTAGTAGATATGATTTTATGGATATAATAGAAGAAGGCAAGTAGAAGGGATCAAAGTTAATGCAAAATAAGGATTTCGTTCATACACATGTACATACGAGTATGAGTTCATTCGACGGATTAGCTCCTATTCCAAAATTGGTTATGAGAGCCAGAAAAATGGGTTTTGAAGCTTTGGCATTAACTGATCACGGTAATGTTGGAGGACTAATTACTTTTGTTAATGAGTGCAAGCTTACTCAGGATAAAAAAGGAAATGATATTCCTTATCCTATTTTGAAGCCTTTACTTGGTGAAGAGTTTTATATGAGTTCTGGACATACTAATAAGTCTAAAGAATTGCAACCAAGGATGAGAAAGGGAAATCATCATCTTGTTTTGATTGCAACTAATTTTAAGGGATATCAGAATTTATGTAGATTGTCTCATAAAAGTTGGATTGATGGTTTTTATATGGACCCTCGAATAGATTTTGATCTTTTGTCTACTCATTCCGAAGGGTTAATATGTTCTACAGCTTGTTTGGCGGGTCTTGTAAATAGTCAGTTGATGTATGATAGATATGATTTAGCCAAGAAAACTTGTGGAATATTTAAAGAAATATTTGGAGAAAGATTTTTTCTGGAAGTAATGTATCATGGTATTCGGATGGAACAAGAAATCATGCCAGATATTTTGAAACTTGGGAGGGAATTGTCTATAAAAGTTATCGCTTCTTGTGATTGTCATTATATAGATAAAAAGCAAGCGGATAGTCATGAGATGTTTATGTGTATGTCTACTGGCAAATGTATGAAAGATCCTAATAGATTGAAATTTCCATATCCAGAATTTTATTTAAAAAGTGCTGATGAGATGTTGAAGATATTTAAAAATATTCCTTACGTTTTGACAAATACAAAATTAGTAGCTGATATGGTGGATGATGAAGATATAGACAAAAATTTATTTGGCGGAATGAAGCTTCCTAAATTTGATTTGCCAGAAGGAAAAACAGCGTTCCAGTATCTTAAAGAACTGTCTATAGAGGGGATGAAAGAATTAGGATTTGATAAGAGCAAACCTCATATAGAAGCCTTAAAAAAAGAGCTGGGAGATATTAAAGTAGCATGGGAAAATAATGGATATGACTTTGCTACATATTTCTTAATAGTTTGGGATATAATAAATTTTGCGAAGAAAAATGATATAATGACAGGTCCTGGGAGAGGATCTGGGTTTGGAAGTATTTTACTTAAATGTCTGGGAGTAACTTGGGGAGCAGACCCAATCGAGTATGGGCTTTTGTGGGAAAGGTTTTTAGCGTTCGCGCCGCGGAGGGTGTTGATGGAGAAAGACTTTGGGTTTTAAAAAAATAAAGGGTTGTTACCAAAAGTGCTGCGGTTTTAACTGTTGAGGAAAAAAATGGCGGATTTTCAAAAAATAAAAAATGAAATTATATCTAGTATCCAAGAGTCTATAGGTAATGTAGATCCTCGTATTCACGAAGAGCTAGAGTTGCTTGAAATGACTGATGGGATAAATGATGTAAATAATTTGGAGCATTTCTATGAGATATGGAAATCAGGTAAAAGAAATGGCACTAAAAATGCGGTTAATAGTTTAACTGCTTATCAGCTTGGGATAACATCGAAGGAGCCAGATGGGGATTTTCTTCCTGAACGCAGGATTTTTGCTAGACCTGGTTTCCCAGATGTTGATATGGACTTCGATTTTTTCCGCCGGCAAGAAATATACGATTATATTATAGATAAATATGGACGTGAAAATGTTGGAAATATAGGAACATATCAAGCTTTAAAATTGAAATCTGCTATAAGAAGGATAGGGAAAGCTCTTGATGTTGCTGGATCTTTTCATAAGGGACAAAAAGAATATGTTTCAGATAATGAGGCGAAAGTATCTGAAATTATTGATTCTCTTCCATTTCAAAGCGGTGCATTTATAAAAATGACCGATAGGGATGGCGAGCTTCATGTTATTAAAACCATTCGAGATGCTTATAAACATTGCGAAAGTTTTAGAGCTTATATAGATAAATATCCTGACATACTTAAATATTCGGATGATATAGAAGGATTATTAACAATTTACTCGTGCCATCCCGCCGGAATCGTCATAGGAAACGAGCCTCTTGAGAATATTGCACCATTACGACGTGCTAAAAAAGATTCCTATGCTACTCAATATGTTTACGAAGAGTTAGAACAATTGGGACTTATAAAATTTGATATATTAGCTTTAAGTACATTAACAGTAGTAGACAATACAGTTAAGTTTATTAAGCAAAATTATGATATTGATATAGATATAAAGAATTTACCACTAGATGATAAGCCTACTTTAAGTTTATATAGGTCTGGTAATCTTAAAGGTGTTTTTCAGTGCGAATCAAAACCCATGCAACAGGTTATGAGGGATATTGGAGTTGATAGGTTTGATGATATCGTTGCTGCTATAGCGCTATTTAGGCCAGGTCCTATGGCTAGTATCCCAGAATATTGTGCTAGAAAAAGAGGAGAGAAAATTGTAGATTATTTCCATCCTAAGATAGAGCCTTTTGTCAAACCTTATTTAGAGGAAACTTTAGGAATTTTAATCTATCAAGAATCCTTGATGCAGATTTGCAATTCGTTAGCGGGTTTCTCTATTACTGACGGATATATTATGATAAAAGCTGTCGGTAAGAAGAAAAAATCCTTGATGGATAAATTTGCTAAGCAATTTGTTGAGGGTTGTGTTGGTAATGGAATTGACAAAAACATTGCTATAGAATATTGGAATAGATTCATAACTCCTTTTGCATTATATGGTTTTAATAAGTGTTTTAGTGAAGACTCTATTGTGGCGGATTCTATGACAGGTGAACTAATCAATATGCGAGACGTATTTAATCGATTTAATAAAAAGGAAAAAATATATGTTAATGCGGTTAATGACAAAGGAAAAATAGTATCTAGACCGATTGTTGCAGTATCTTCAAATGGAAAAAAACTTGTATATAAAGTTCAAACCAGAAGTGGTTATACTTTACGGGTAACCAAAGATCATAAAATTAAAACTCCTATTGGTATGATTCCTTTAAGCGATATTAATATAGGAGATTATGTGGCGACTTCTCGTTGTCTTTTAGCGAAAAAACCTTCTGAAAAAATAGAGAAGCACGAATTGATAACTCTGGCGCATTTAATAACGGAAGGAAATACATGTCATCCTACTACTTTGTATTTTTACAATAATGATATTGATTTAATTAACGATTTTAACAGATTCGTTTCATGTTTTGATGATAGTTTAGTTCAAGTTATTGAACAAGATGAAAAAAGATATGTTGCGTCTGTTAACACCGGTCGAATAAAAAATAAAAAAACTGTTCCTTGGAATAAAGGATTGACAAAAGATGATTATAAAACTAGAAAATCTACAGTTGGACAAAATGTTTCTGGGGTATATAAATGGGCATTAAATTTGGGTTTGATCTATAAAAAAGCTACAGAAAAAGTTGTTCCTAAGATAATATTTGGATTGACCGATAACGAAATAGAATTATTTGTTGGGAGATTATGGTCCGGTGATGGGCATATAACATACAAAAAGGAATTTTCATATCCATATTATTCTACATCTAGTAAACAATTGGCATATGATGTTCGCATGCTTTTATTAAGATTGGGGATATTGTCTAAATTAACTAAGAAAAAATTTAAATATAAAGATTCTGTAAAAATAGGATATACTGTATCTCTTTATGATAAGAATTCTTTATCGTTATTTATAAATAGGATAACAAAACATATTATTGGTAGAAAAGAAGATATTTTAAGGCTGAAATATTATTTTGGGCAGATAAAAGACCATCCGTCTCAAAGAGATGTTATTCCAATACATTTTAAGTCTTTAATTCGTGAAGAGATATCTAAAAAAAATATTAGTTTAGCATCAGCATGTGTAAACTCTGGATTATGTTCAAATAATTTTGCATTCGCTGCTCCGTATCTTAAAAAAGGGATAAAATATAAGAAACATAGTTATTTTAGGGATAATATTAGGAAATTGGCCGAGGCTATAGATTCAAAAGAATTAAAACAATTAACTAATTCTGATATACTGTGGGATAGAATTGTGGATATATCTCCAGATGGAGAATGCGATACTTTTGATGTAACAGTTGAAACAGATCACAATTTAGTAGTTGACGGAATTATTACATCAAATAGTCACAGTCTAGCCTATGCTATACTTTCTTATTCTTGTGCATATTTAAAAGCGAATTATGCTGATGAATTTTTATGTACTTTATTGAATGTAGAAAATAATAGAAGGAAGTACGATAAGGTTTTAGATTATGAAAAAGATGTGAAAAGGAATGGTATTACTATATTACCATTAGATTTAAATAAAAGTGGTGTAGATTATACGATAGCAAAAAAGAAAGATCCTATGTCTGGAGTTCATAATACTGAATTTCGTTCTAGCCTTATGACAAAAGGGATTAGTAAAGAATCTGCACAAGAGATAGCTGCTCATCAACCATATAAAGATTTGAGAGATTTGGCTTTTAAAACGGATACAAAATTGGTTGGGAAGGAGGCGATATCTGCATTAGTCGTGGCTGGCGTATTCGATCACCAAAATGTTAGAGAGCCAGGGAAAAGACGAATCTCTATGGAAAAATTTCGTATAGCTGTTGTAGAAAAATTTCAAAGACTTAGAATAGATATAAAAAAAGCAGGAAATAGGGGCGTAGATAGTATGGATATGTTCGAAGATTTTGACGAATAGGAGAAAATAATGGATAAAGATTTAGAAAAAAGTGAAAGTATTTTAGATGAAACTCTTGTTGTGGATAATAGAAGTTCTAGAATAAAGAAATCCATAGAGAGAATTTACAATATTGCTCCATATGAAAGTTTGAAAATTGTTGTAGGAATAGAGGAAGAAATTCAGTGGGAGACTTTAAAGGAAAGAAGAAGAAAATCTGAAGATTGGACCAAGATTTTGACTGATGATTTTAATAAGACGGTACAGGATATTTTTAAGGACCAGAATGTATCAGAGAAAAAAGTTTTTATAAAAAGTCCTGAAAAAACACAGCCATTAGATGAGATAGACGATAAAATCAATGTTATGGAAGATTTAGATTCGCTTTAATTGGAGCAAAAATATGAAGGAAATTGATATTTCTACAGTTAGGTCTTTATTTGATTTGCCGTTAGAAAAGAAGGTGAATAAAGAGGAAGGAACTAG